GGCTTGGAGGCGGCGGTTCTCCGCCTGCTCTACACCAGCCACCGTCAGAATCGTGAAAACGATTGCTTCAAGTGGAAAAGTGAGAGCAGATCCCATCGACGCGAACTTCTGCAGGGGTAGTACCCCGTGGAAGGGAACGTCTGCCGAGCGACTGCGAGTAGCCCAGATAAACTCCCACAAGTGGGGGTAGTCTCTGAACATCTCGTAGACAAGATTCCAGTGGACCCGATCCGAAGCTTCGCTTAGATCGAGTGTACCGAGGCGGCCATCGAAAGATGACGTTCTCGCCAGCTCGCGGTTGCGAAACTGGTCCTGGAATCCGAGGACCCTACTCATAGGTCCTCGGCCCAACAACTCGTACATTTCTCGCTTGAGACCCTGTTGTGCATACTGCATAACAGAAGGCTCAATTGCGATGATGCGCGGTGTTGATTGGGTTTTCGGCACGGAGACGACCCTGACGGGTCGTTCATCCGACATGTGGACAGACACGGGTGAACCCGGGTAAACCGAGTTCGTGGTGTACCTCCAAAATGGAAAGACCGTTTCAAGGCGGTCGGGCCATTCGGAGTAGCTGCGACGGTCCTTTTGGGACATTCGCTCAGCTGTAGCACCAGGTCCGTGTTTCGGGATGAGTTCCCAGTTGGCGATCTTACGATCACACTCCTGGAAAACTCTGCCGAAGAGCCTCTTGGATACTTTGCGGAAGGTATCAACCCTCCCCCGGTCTAAACGACCAGGAAGCCCAAGAAGCTCTCTGTCGGTGGCAACAAATTGATCGAACGCGGCGCGCTCCCTTTCGGGAGAGCAGTCGCGCTCGACTTTGTGAGTGAGGTAGCAAAACTGCCTCACTGCCCAGATGCACTCTGCATCTGGTTGTGCCAAGAGAGAACCACTTTTCTCGTCAAAGATACGGCTAAGGAAACCTCGCAAGTAAGCGGGGAGCCCTTGGACGTGCTTCCAGGTAGGACGCACGTCTTGAGCCGGCCAAACACCTGTTTCGAGACCTCTTTCGAGAGCTTTCGCCAGGCTAGGCAGGACGATGGTGAGATAACCATCGCCCTCATCTTGACACCTTGCCGCGGTCGTAGTTAGATCGCGGGTGATGTCGATCGAGCAGTGCCGTCCTAAGTTAATCAGGACG